GTTAGTGACAAGAGAACAGATTGTTCAAACGACAATTCCATACCGGCCTTAACCATCTTCTCTAGGTTTGAACCTGGATAAGACCAATTAAGACCGTATGGATGAATGAAGCCAGGAATGTGTGCAAATACATTCAAGACAGCATTCTGACGTTTGGACAAAAGACTCTGTACCCGTGGTCCTACCAACCTAGCAATGTCAATGAAGTTATCGTCAGAAAGTCCTCGCCATTTCAACTGTGGAATGACAAGGTCTGACAATATTAACTTTCCAGCAAACTCAGCAAGTTTGTTGGAACTAATTGACTTATCAGGGGAGTAGGGGCATCCAAGGAGACGAAGAGTATTGATATACAGCTGATACAACTTATCAGTCAATATAACAACATCATCGCCTACGACATAGAAGTCATGATTCCACTCACAGCCATTAAGGCCATAGAGTAGAAGACCATGACTCAGAGTGAACAAGAAGAAGCTTGGACCAAACCCTAAGGGTTGGCCTTGCGTCCAATTGATCAAACCGATCTCCGACTTAAAGGAACTCAGGGATACGTCCTTGAATAACTTTATGTACGGGCTGGTATGTCCGTAAATCGTTTGCAAAACGATTTCCTGTAATTCCAATGGGAAGTAATCCGTAGCGTTCGAAAGATCCACAGAGTGGACCCTAGTTCCGTTCCGTATTGCTTCTTGCACTGGCTTGAATGCTCGATCTTGACTATGTGTACAATCCCACGGGAGTTCGGATACAATCTTCTTAAGGTCTTGTTTAAGCGGCTCAGAAGCCACTTGAAAAAGACGATAAGGTGAAGCAATGCTTCGTAGTTTGTACCCTGGTTCCTGAAGGAAATGCACTTCTCCTCCAATCATCGGTCCGTTGTCAATACAATCCTCATGAATTTCGTCGACAAGTCGACGAACGTCAAGGCCTTTGAATACCCATTGGTAAATAGGTGTCCAAAGACTCTGGATGTGTTCCCAAGTAGACTGATTTTTGGTGAGATACAACTCATACAAGAGTTGTTCACTCTGAACCTTACTACCATATAGAGTTGGTGCTCGCTTTGAGCTACTTCCTCTATAGAGAAGTAAGGGTGATGGCATAGTTCTTACTGTTCTTGACTGAATAGCCTGAATGGTAGATCTTCTGATAAGATCTTTCATTCCCTCGGTTACCGACCGAGGTGTAGCCCTGACTGCCTCGAGGAATTTCTTCCTCTGACTTTTTGTAACCTTACAAGAAGTCCAATGAGTATAGGCCATAAGTGCGTTGATAGCTTTATAAAAGCAATCATCAGACTTAGAAGCCCATCTCATTAGGGAGCCAATAACGCCCTTCAATTCCCCACGTCTATTCCTTGCCAAAGGAAGAGAATAAGGAATTCCAGAACGTTGGTGAATAAGTAACTGTTTAAGACTCTTTAGCCTTTTCACAGTCCACTCTTCACCGCTACAGGATACCCAACGCATCATTAACCCAGCAATGGGATTAATCATGTGCTTTGGTATTCCAACTACAAGGAGCCTCAACGTCAATCCCGATTGTAGACTCATAGAGTCCATACAATGGTCCTTTCTTTGTGGTATCAAACCACGATTTGGGGATTCTTGTTCAATCGAGGTGCCGTCGAAGCACCATCTGGGTTATTCAGGTCACGCTTAGCCTATGAGGGGGTAGGTACACTCGGCTTTATAACCGGGTCCTTGGGATCTGTCTGAGCTGTATTAGCGAATTGACGTCTTGGTATCTTAATTTGCATTAAGGTCCTTGATGCTTCAGCTTTTAGGTAACTTGTAATGTTATTGATCATAGTCTCTTCATCGGTCACTTGCCGTTGGCCTTGCCAATTGGTAGTTGATCCGGTTGAAAGAATTATGATATCTTTAACAATATTAAGTTGCTTATATGCTTCTGCAATTTGGGCAGCGTGAGCAATATCACGAATTATAGACATTTGTTCGCGAGTGAGCAAAGGCTCCTCCAATGAACTCTTTAATATCGCCATAATGTT